ATATCAGAGATTGGGAAATGTTGTCTGATAACGAAAAGTTTTTCGTTAAAAATGTATTATCATTTTTTGCGGCTTCTGACGGAATTGTCAATGAAAACTTGGCTGAAAACTTTTATAGAGAAGTACAATACCCCGAAGCTAAATTTTTCTATGGTATTCAGTTGGCAATGGAAAATATCCATTCTTTAATGTATTCATTATTGATTGATACATATATTAAAGATCCAAATGAAAAATTGGAATGTTTCAGGGCGATCGAACATCTCCCCGCAGTTCAAAAGAAAGCCAATTGGGCTCTTAATTGGATAAACAACGCATCTTTTCAAGAAAGATTGGTAGCGTTCGCGGCGGTTGAGGGTATTTTCTTTTCAGGTTCATTCTGTTCCATTTTTTGGTTAAAATCACGAGGTATAATGCAAGGATTATGTAACGCAAATGCCTTGATTTTTAAAGATGAAAATTTACATTGTGATTTTGCAATACATCTATTCAATAATCATTTGGAAAATAAAATTTCAGAAAAAAGAATTAAAGAAATTTTGTTGTCAGCGCTTGAAATTGAAAAAGAATTTATTACTGAATCATTACCAGTTTCATTAATTGGTATGAACCAAAACCTAATGAAACAATACTTGGAGTTTGTTGTTGATGGACTTTTGGTTAAATTCGGTTGTCAAAAACAATTCAATGTGGAGCAACCATTTAAATTTATGGAGCAAATCGCAGTTGAAACCAAAGGTAATTTCTTTGAAAGTAGAACAATTGAATACCAAAAAGCAAAATTGAACGAAGCAATTTCGTTTGATGAAGATTTCTAAAATTTAAAATTTTAAACCTATGTCACTTACAATAATTAAAAAAGGTGGAGAAGAAGCTGCTTTCAATCCAACCAAAATATATAACAGAATAAAAAAAGCTGCTAAATCTCTGAATGTTAATTCAGACGAAATATTCATTAAGGTAATTACATCAGTTCCAACTGAAGGAAAAATTACAACAAAAGATTTGGATAAGTTGATATATGAGATATCTGCATCATATACCGGTAGTCACTATGATTACAGTAGGTTGGCGGCAACAGTTGCAATATCGGCTTATCATAAGGAAACCAATCCAAGCTTTTCAGAAGTAATGGAGACCCTAAATAAGGAAGGGATTATCAATGATGAATTAATTTATATTATTAAATCGTACGGTAAAGAAAAAATTGACCAAGTAATCAATCACGAACTTGATTATAACTTTGATTATTTTGCGTGGAGATCTTTACAAGAAATGTATCTAACAAAAAATTCAAGCGGAAAGTCAATTGAAAGGCCACAACACATGTATATGAGAGTTGCGCTTTGGGTTACAAATTCCTTTGATGAGGCTATTGAATATTATTATTCCTTGTCAAATCAATTAATTTCACCGGCAACTCCTATTATGATTAACGCAGGAACTAAGGTTCCTCAGTTAGCGTCTTGCGTTTTGCACTATAATAATGATGATTCAAGAAAAGGACTTTTGGATACCCTAAAAGACATCTCAACTTATTCATCTGACGCAGCTGGTATCGGTCTATGTATGAGTAATATCAGATCAAAGGATACAAGAATTTCATCATCAGGTGGATTTGCGGGCGGACTTCTGAAGTATCTTAAAATTGTCAATGAATCGTTAAGATTTTTTAATCAACAAGGTAGAAGACCAGGTAGTGCGGCCATTTATATTGAACCTTGGCACAAAGATATTTTTGACCTTTTGGATATTAAAAAAAATACAGGTCCTGAGGAGTTAAGGGCAAGAGACCTTTTTACTTCTTTGTGGTTACCTGATAATTTTATGAGGGCGGTTAAAGAAAACTCACCTTGGTATCTTTTCTGTCCTGATGACATATTAAAATCGGGTATCAAACCTTTGCAAGAATGTTACGGTGAAGAATATGAACAAAATTACAATAAGGCGGTTAGCTTAGGTTTAGGAAAAAAAGTAAGTGCTCAAGAACTTTGGTATAAAATAATTGAATCTCAAATTGAAACAGGTGTTCCTTATTTATGTTCTAAAGATAACGCAAACAAAAAAACCAACCATCAAAACATTGGTGTAATAAAACAATCAAATCTGTGTAATGAAATTTATCAATATACAGACGAACAAACAACCGCTATATGTACCTTATCATCTCTAATTCTAAAGAATTTTATTGAGGATGGTAAGTTCAACTTTCAAAAGTTATTTGAACAAACTAGAAAAATTGTCAGAGCTTTAAATAAAGTGATTGATATTAATTTTTATTCTACTGAAAAGGGTAGAAAAGGTGGTTTAGAGCAGAGGGCAATTGGAATTGGAACTCAAGGGTTGGCTGATGTGTTTTATTTATTGGATTATGAATTCACGTCAGAAGAAGCAAGAAAATTAAATAAACAAATTTTTGAAACCATATATTATGGGGCTATATATGAATCAAATGATTTATGTAGGAGAGCGCTTTATAAACCATACGACTTCTTTAAAGGATCACCAATGTCACAAGGAGTGTTTCAATTTAATATGTGGGGATTAAGTGAAAATGATTTATCGGGAATGTGGGATTGGAATACGTTAAAAAAAGAGGTTGAGTTTTGGGGTGTGTGTAATTCACTTACAACAGCTCAAATGCCAGTAGCGTCATCAGCAAAAATCACAGGATCTTATGAAATGACAGAACCAGCACATTCTGCTTTGTTTAATCGTAGAGTTGTTGGTGGTGAAATTATGATTGTCAATAAGTATTTAATCAATGATTTTGAAAAAATTGGTCTGTGGAATGAACAAATAAAAAATGAAATTATCATCAATGAAGGATCAGTTCAATCAATTAATTTCAACAAATATTTGGATGTTGAGGATAAAAATTACAACAAAAAAGTCAAAAGAATTGAACATCTTTTAAAGAAATACAAAACGATTTGGGAGATATCTCAAAAAGATTTGATTGATATGGCAACCGATAGAGCTCCATTTATTGACCAATCACAATCTATGAACATATATTTATCAAATCCTACGGTATCTAAAATTACGTCATCTCACTTTAGGGCTTGGGAAAACGGACTAAAAACACTTTGTTATTATGTAAGAACAAAGGCTATCTCAACAGGAGCAAAGCATTTGGCTGTAGATATAAGTCAAGAAGTGAAACCGCAACCTTTACCTGAAATTGATTATAGTAAAATGAATTTACCTCCTAAACCTGAAAATAGTCTAGTTGATTGTTTCGGATGTTCATCATAAAAATAATTTAGTTATGAATGTTTTGAATCACAACATTAATTTTTTTAAATGTTTGGTAAGGGTTTCACACTTTACTAAAAATGAAAAAGATTCAAATATATTTCATAACGCATATGCATTCGCGATACAATCTATCTCAGGAAAAATATTAACATTTCATATTATGACAGATTATGGAATGTTAAGGTCAAGAGTTCCTATTTCTGAAATTTTTTTGAAAGAACCAAAAAAAGATATACCTTTTCATTTTAAACAATTATGGGATTGTTTTTCGGAAAATGTTTCAGTTATAGTGTATGACCACTTACACGAAAAAAGATGTCAAGTTGTTTTAAGAAATGGTGATAAAGTTTGGGCTACATATTTAATGACAGTTGATTGGTTTAAAAATTCGTATTCAGATGAACCATCAGATTATAAATGCGGTCATATCTTGGTCGCAGATGATGGGTATTTACTTTGCCAACCTAACAATAGAATTTTTTGGAAGGACTCAAATTGGATAACAAAAGATTTTCCGATGGATTTAAAAGATATAAAGGTTGATTATCAATTACCCTCGGTTGAAACAATTTCGGATAAGTGGGTATCAGAAGATACTGATAGTTATTATTATGACATAACAGAACAGAAAATTTAAAACCATATATTTATAACATATGGCAAATCCGGTAACATATGGAATTAATTTTCCTTTTAGAGATTCATTTGACGGAAGATATTTAGATTTATCTGACACAATTGACGAAGAGATAAGGACAGACCTTATTCATCTATTATTAACAAGAAAAGGAACAAGATATTTTTTACCTGATTTTGGTACAAGATTGTTGGAATACATTTTTGAACCTATGGATGGGACAAGTTTTTCAGAAATAGAAGCTGAAATCAGGGAATCAATAAAAAGATATATACCAAATTTAAAAGTAACCTCAATAACTGTATACGACGCTTCAACAGAAGAAACCGAAGAAATAAGGGTTGCAAGTGGTGACGATAGGGTATATAGATTACCAGGTGCAGGAACAAAAGAACACACTGCAAGAGTTAAACTAGATTATGTAATAACCACAAATGTATTTCAATCAAGTAATTTCATAATAATTAATATTTAATAGTATGGCAAATAAAAAAATATCATACACAACAAGAGATTTCCAATCAATTAGGACCGAATTAATAAATTTTGTCAAAACATATTATCCTGATTTACTATCCAATGTTAATGACGCTTCAGTTTTCTCTGTGTTACTTGATTTAAATGCCGCCATTTCAGATAACCTACAATTTCAAATAGACAGAAGTATTCAAGAGACCGTTCTACAATATGCTCAGCAAAGATCGTCTATCTATAACATAGCAAGAACATACGGGTTAAAAATACCAGGTCAAAGACCATCAGTGGCATTGGTTGATTTTTCAATTATTGTTCCGGCATTTGGTGATAAAGAAGATATTAGATATTGTGGTATATTAAGGAGAGGATCGCAATGTGTTGGTGCAGGGCAAGTTTTTGAAACTGTTTATGATATTGATTTTTCATCACCGTTCAATAACGAAGGGTTTCCAAATAGAACAAAAGTTCCAAACTTTGATCCGAATGGTAAAATATTAAATTATACTATAACAAAAAGAGAAACTGTGGTTAATGGAATAACAAAGGTATTTAAAAGAACTATTTTACCAAATGATGTTTTTCCATTTTTTGAAATATTTTTACCTGAAAAAAATGTATTAGGAGTAACTAGTGTTTTATTAAAAGACGGAACGCAATATGCAAATATACCATCAGATCAAGAATTCTTAGGAAGAGCAAATAGATGGTATGAAGTTGATGCTTTAATACAAGATAAGGTATTTGTTGAAGACCCTACAAAAGTTTCAGATCAACCTGGTATAAAGGTGGGGAAATACATATCAACAAACAATAAGTTTATAACAGAATTTACCCCTGAAAGTTTTTTCAAAATGACATTCGGAGGAGGAAATCAATCTTCTGAAGAGCAGTTAAGAGAATTTGCTTCAACAGGAAATCCACTTAATTTACAAAAATATTCAAATAATTTTGCCTTAGGTAGTACTTTAAAGGCCAATTCAACTTTATTTGTTCAATATAGAATAGGTGGAGGTATTTCATCAAATGTTGGTGTTAATGTCATAACTCAATTAGGAACTATAAATTTTGCAGTTAATGGCCCTTCACAAACTCAAAATACTTCTGTTATTAATTCATTAAGTTGTACGAATACAACCGCCGCTATTGGAGGAGCAAATGTACCATCGGTAGAGGAAGTTAGAAATTATGTTTCATTTAATTTTGCTGCGCAAAAAAGAGCTGTAACAGTAAATGATTACGAATCAATAATCAGAAATATGCCATCACAATTTGGAGCTCCGGCAAAAGTAGCAATTACAGAACAAGATAATAAAATTAGAATACAATGTTTATCTTATGATTCGTCAGGAAAGTTAACAAATTTTATATCAAATACACTTAAAACAAATCTCGCAAATTACCTATCAAATTATAGAATGATAAATGATTATGTTGTTGTAGAAAGCGCTCAAGTTGTAGATTTGAAATTTGATATATATGTAGTTTTAGATTCAAGTCAGAATCAAGGTACAATAATAACACAGATTGTTGATATTGTTTCAAATTATTTTTCACCATCAAATAGAGAGATGGGTGAAAATGTTTATGTCGCAGAGATTAAGAAAAATATTCAAAACTTAAATGGAGTGATTTCAATTGCACAAGTGGATGTTTTTAATTTGATTGGAGGTCAATATTCGTCTTCTCAAACTTCTCAAAGATATTCCGATACTCAAACAAGACAAATTCAACTAATCGATGATACGATATTTGCAGAGCCGGTTCAAATATATCAAGTTAGATTTCCAAATAAAGACGTTTCAGTTAGGGTTAAAAACCTTAAAACGGTCAATTTCGGTTAATTAATTTATTTTTAAGTGTGATCAACTATTTTTGAAAATAGAATATAAACTATTTATTCAAAAAGTTGTAAATGCCAAAATCATATAGGATAAGAACGCAAGTCGGCGTTGATAAAAAATTAGATGTTAATTTAGATCAAGATTTTGAATTTTTAGAAATTCTATCTTTAAAATTATCTCAATCAGAATTGTATGTTAGACAATGTTCTGATTATGGAGTCGTTGTTGGAAGAGTTTCAATCAATAATGGTTTTGGTGTTCCAAACGCAAAATTATCAATTTTTATTCCTATAACGCAGCAGGACGAATTAAATCCTATAATAAGTGCAATATATCCTTATAAAACTGTGGATGATATAAATGAAGATGGTTATAAGTATAATTTACTACCTTATAAACCTTCTTATCCTGGACATGCGGCAACAGGTTCATTTCCTGATTTAGAGGATGTTCTTATTAATCCTACAGCGATTGAAATTTATGATAAGTATTATAAATTCACTGTGACTACAAATGACAGTGGGGACTTTATGATATTTGGCGTTCCTGTTGGTAGTCAGACATTAGTTATGAATGTTGATTTGTCAGACATAGGTCCATTTTCATTATCGCCGCAAGATTTAATAAGATTAGGAATTGCGACTGATAGCCAAGTTAATGGTACAAAATTTAAAACCTCAGAAAATATAAGTATTCTTCCTCAGATAATAACATTATCAAAGGATATTATAGTCGAACCATTATGGGGCGAACAGGATTTATGCCAATCATCAATAACAAGAACAGATTTTGATCTAACAAATGAATTACAAGTTGAAATAAAACCAACAGCAATATTTATGGGATCAATTTTTTCTGATAGTGATAGAAACACAATCAAAAAAAATTGCAAACCAAGGCTTAAAGCAGGGAATATGTGTTCTTTGGTTGCGGCACCGGGTCAAATATTAGCGATAAGACATACTATTAGACAAGACAATTCAGGTAAGCCAATTTTAGAAGTACTTGAATTAGAAAATAATGGTAATGTTATTGATGAAAATGGAACTTGGCTTTTGGACGTACCAATGAATTTAGATTATATTGTGACCAATGAATTCGGAGAACAGATATTTTCAAATGACACCAAAAAAGGAATTCCTACTAAGGCGAAATATAGGTTCAAGATAAAATGGAATCAAACACCTGACTTATCAGCACCTGTAAAAAGAGCAAGTTTTTTAG